TTTATCACAGAACTTTCATTTACTGATATATAGTTTTTAAGAAACCCGTTACATGTTTAAAATACGATAAAAGCTGTTTTAGAGTGATCTATAGTTTTTTAACCCGTTGCACTTTCATTGCACAAAAAAACGGCCGTCATAAGACGACCGCTTTATTTTTTACGTGGATCTTTAATTATCCATAGTTGAATATTTTCTATGGTTGGCAAACAACATTTATTTCAGTTTTTTTGTTAAAGGTATACAAGTTATTTTGTGTTGCGTAAAAGCGTAATCTATTAGCAATGATATCCGCTGAACGAATAAGCGTCTTTTTTTCAGAATTGCAATAATTAACTCGCACACTACATACAGATGGGAAAATTGGTGGAAAGTACTTCTGCCAATTATAATTATACGTACCCTTTTTAAATTCCTGTTCTAATCCTTCTTGAAGCTCATAAATACCATTAGTAGCAGTATTGTGCTCATCAACGAAGAAATAGATATTTTCAACTTCTTCAGGAATAATTAAGCCTCTCGAAATCAAATTTTCAAATTTTCTTTTCACGCCTATTTTATAAACATAATCAAGATATCTTTGCTTCGACTTTTTATCAGTATATATTTTAGGATGAACCTTTTTCTCATGAACAACAACGCCGAATTTTTCAGTATGATTTAATGATCTATAAAGCTTACCTTTTGAACTATTTGAAATAGCTGTTGCCTTTACTTCTACTTTTTTGGGCAATCGTTCAATTTTTCTGATAGTTCGCTCTGCGTTTAGGTATTTTCTTTTCCAATTTTCATGATCGTTTTTAGATAAGAACATCAAACCACCATAAACAAAGAAATCATTATTATCTTTGTCAAATACCCCAGATTCATCTGAGTAAACGTATATATCCACGTTAGACACCTCATAATAAAAAAACCGCCCCAAAGGCGGTCCTCGTGATCGACGACATTAGATGCCGCTTAAACGTTAATTCGATTTCCACGAGTATACAGCGTACTTCTACCTGCCATTTCATTTTAGCTTACGTCATTAATAAATGTCAACGTATTTTACGTGGATCTTTAATGCCAGTTACAGCTTCCATTCCCGCAGTTGTTACTACCAAAGTATGCCCAAATTTCCGATAAGAACCTTCAGGCCATTTTTGTTTGCTTTGCCGTAAGCTCGTTTTAACGTAACTTTCATTAAGCCCCCAAATTTTCGCAGCTTCAACTTTTAACCCTCCGTATGTTATGATATACGGAAATAAGGGTTTGAGCTTTAGCTCTCACCCTATCTTCCGCTTAGCGCTTAAAGAAAGTACCACACAGGCTGACTAGGAAACTCGCAACTCCAAGCCAAAACGTAATGTCTGATTGGATATCTTCCTTTGAGCGCTTTTTTGCGTGCTTTGGGCAAAAGAAAACAAAAAGAATCTAACGGTTAAAAATGCCTATATATCAATGTTTATACGCACTGTCAAAAAGAAAGCAAAAAGAAAAAGCCCTAGCCGTAGCTAGGACTAAACACTATGATTTTTTAACTGCACCCAAAGATAAGATCGTTTTTTCGCTGAACAAGCCGACCGCAAACATCATTTTTGCAAAATCGACTTCGCCGACATCGCTACCGGTTGACGTGATACGGCAAGCGCTCCAATCGTACTGATCAACATCAGCATATGGTTCATGCACCACGCAGGACTTCCACAACTCGAACTGCGCTGGTGTAGCTTTTTGCATTGCGCTTACGGTCATAAAACCGTTGATATAGGATAGAACGTTACACCAGCATTGATCGTGCACAAACGATTGTAAAGTTACACTACCATAGCCAGCTGAACCAGTTGCATACAACGGGACCCAGCTTGCCATTGTCCGCATTTCAACCCAACAGCCATTGTCGAACCGACCTATGATATTTTTTGAATCGTTCATATCAACAAAAAGGCTTGTCGCAGCACGTTTTGAAGGTGCGACACTCGGCGCCTTAAGACTGTTGATAAAGTCTTGCTCTGTTCCGCTGTTGCCCGCATCAAGCCAGATTTGATATGCACTCTTGCCATCGTTTCCGTTACTGCCGGGATCGCCTTTAACTTTCAAGCTATTCAGAAAGTCTTGTTGCGTACCCTTGTTGCCCGCATCAAGCCAGATTTGATATGCGCTTTTGCCGTCATTTCCTTTTTCACCAGTGCCACCGCTACCCACGTTTTTCAACTTAGATTCGATTTCAGCTTTGATTTCGCTAACTGTTAGTGTTGGCAGCACTTCGCCAACCATTGCCGTTATATTAGCTTGCAATCCCAGATAGCCCTTATCTTTGTTAGGATAGATTCTTGTTTTGTCGCCATTCGTAACCCAAAGCTCGGCGGTATACATATCAGACGGCAAGCCTTTAAGTTTCTGACTGCTAAATGCCGGTTGGGTTAAAGCTATATCCTTAATATAACCGCTCTGATTGCCCAGTTTCAGCGTGTAAGTCATGTCATCGGTAAATTCTAGCCGTTCATCATTAACAAGCGCTATGACGTTAATAGTGCGGTCTGTGTCATCGACTTTGATGACACGTGGATAAAAAATTAATTGTTCCATTATATATGCTCCCTTTGGTACTAAAAAAAGACCTAGCCGTTAAGCTAGGTCTAATCGTTATTTGAAAGTGCCGTAAGGCTCACCAGTGTTAGCGTTTCGGCATACTAGATAGCCATACTGACCGTTGCCACGTGGTTGACGCAGCCAAACGAACCCGTTATGACGGCTCCATGCGTCATACTTAATCAAGCTACCAGAAGGCAAGACCGCGATTGACGTTGCGGTTACTTTAGCACCCCACCGCAGATGAAGTGCCGTTGTACTCGTGAACGTGCCGTTTTCAGCGTGCCACTCATCGCCCAGTGCGTCCTTCCAGACCGTTTCAGCGGGCTTGTTAGCCGGTTGTGCAGGCTGTTCCGGTTGCTTAACTTCGGTTGGGTTAAACAGTGCCAAAGCATTGTCAGTCAGCGTGATAGACCCGTCAACCTTGTAGCCTAACAGGTTATCGGTGTACTGCCATGCATCAACATAGTTGGCGCTTGGGAAGTAGTTAAAGTTAGGCTCTTTGCCGTCTGCCTTACCGTTTGCTAGTACGTATGCAGCTAACCAGAAGAAATCGCAGTGCTGGTGGATTGCTTCCAGATCAAACTTAGGTAGCAGATACTTGTACGTGTAAAAACCAGTGTGATAACCGGCATTACGCAACGTGTCAAGGAACACAATCACGCTTGACGTTGGCATGTTGTTGATTTCAGCGTCAAGGACTAACAGCGTGCCAGGTTTAACATTAGCCTTTGCCTTAGCGTTGGCGATGAAAAACTCGGCCTCCGCCTTCGCTCCGGCGTCATTGGTGAAACGTCCGAAATGATAGAACGCAAAGCCGTTAACACCGCCCGCAGCAGCGTTGTTCACTTCACTCTGAATATAAGGATTGACATAGTTAGTGCTTTCCGTAACTTTAACGATTGCCTTAGTAGCGCCAATTGCGCGGTAATCGTTAGCGGTCAGGTTAGCTTGATAGCTAGCCAGATCAATCATGATTTCGCGTGCCATTTTTGACCTCCTTGTTATTGTCTTCGTGAACATACTCATCACTTAGTTTGTAGATATACTGCTTGACAAAATCGGGAACTGGTACGCCCATTTGCCCCAAATTTTCAATGATTGAAACAGCATAGAAAAGTACGTAGAAAATAATCAGCGTGTCGCCGGCGCTTCGAAAGCCGTTGATGTCAAGCATAGGGTACAGCGTGATAATAATCAGCAATAATACTCCGTGCCGAATCAAGCCATCAGTGCCTTTACGACTGCTTGTTTTCTTTGTTACTAAAGACTTCAAAAAGCCCGTGATAATGTCAGCAACGACAATCCAGACGAACAGCCACACGATTTTGTTATCGACTAGCATATGCAAGTGTTCCATATACTGCATATGATATGGCATAGCTGGACCGCCGTCGGCAAGTTGCTTAATGATACTCAATTCCCAACTCCTAACTGCCGCCTTGCTATGCAATACTGTTTATTTCGTAGGCGACAAATAAAAAAGATTACGCAGCTACGTAATCTTGTCCGGTGATTTCCTTGTACTGATCAGCGGTCAGCCAACCGACATAAACCGCGTCCTTGCATTGTTGTACCGTGAACAGGCCCATTGGGTAGTACATCTTAAAAATAGAATACATAGTTTTTACCTCGTTTCTTAGTTAGTTCCCTTTGCGTTTGCCAATAATGCACTGGTCAGACTGGCAATTTGCGTGCCCTGCTGCTTGACCGTCATTTGCGTCTGCAGCAGTTGAGCAGTAAGCATGCTGATAGTTTTATCATCAGAGTTTGGTTCTGCCTTGGTTTCTTCGTGTGGAACTTCTGGCAAACTCTTGCGCCAAGTTTCTTCGTCTACACCGCTCCAAGCCGAACCGTTCCAGGTAGGGTTAAGCAACGGCTTGCCTTCGTTGTCAAATGGTGCGACAGTCGTTGCGTTTGCAGGAACTTGTGCGTCATCTTCGATGATGTCAAAGTAGCTAAATGCGTTCTTGTTAGTCGGTTCGAAAAAATAAATCTTTTTTGCCATTAATAATCACCTCCAATTATTGGAACAAAAGAAACATGCCGACGAACCCAATCCCGACATGTTCACCGATTGCGGTACCACGTGTAGCAACTGACAACTGGCCATTAGTATCTAACGTCCAGTTAACGATTGCTCCATTATCTTGAGTTTTCTGTTCTGGAATAGTTATGATTTTTGTAGCTCCATTAAGGAATGATTTGGGCATCGCCACATTCTTATAGCTTTTCCAAGCTTCGTTACCCGTGAAATCGTTAATCCACAAGTTAACAAACAGCAGCGAAACGTTGTCGAAATCTAACCGCCAGCAGAAGTTGACATCTTTCTGGTTCGTACCATTGACGTTAGTCATATTAGAACCAGAAAGATACGTTGCTTTGAACGTGCTCTTTAGCTTTTCAAAGTTGGCTTGGATAGCTTCAGGCCCTTTGTCCATGTTGCTAAAAATTTTAGTAAGGTCCATTTTTTCACCTCTTAATTTTTAAAATAAATAGCCTTGACGCCATCAAATGCGCCAAAGCTACCATCATCTAATCTTCGCATTAGTTGGTTGTCGGAAAAGTTGCTAAATTTACTCGTGATTTCTAACGTGCTAATGCCGTTAGATACACTGACAACTTTAACCGGCAACGTTTGTCGATTGCCACCGCCAAAGAAACCGCTAGGCTCAGTGCCGATTGGTACGATACCAAGTGGATACTCCAGATAGGTTACATTGGCAGTTGAACCGACTGTTAAAGTCGTAGGAACACGAATGCGAATGCCTCGTGTCAGTACGCTGATACTTTTTGCTTCGCTTTCTCGCAAGCCGTTATAAGCCGTTACACTTAAGGTATATGCCGTGTTAGGCGATAAACCCGTTACCGTATAACTCTTACTACTTGTAGTTGCGATTAAAGCGGTGCCGTTGCGTACTCGATACTGCATGACATCACCTGCTTTTTAAGTCCAGCTCAAACCAACGCTGTTAGTTGTTACGTTGCTTGACGTAAGGTTAGATACGTTGACCAGTGCTTCATAGACCGTGATCGTTACCACGTTTGACGTCTTAGTGCCAATGGTTGCCTTAATCGTGGTCGTACCAGGCGCAACCGCCTTGATATTGCCAGACTGATCAACCGTTGCAACCGTTGGCGTGGTACTGGTCAGCGTGTAGTTCCCGTCCGTTTCATTGGCGGGCGTTACCGTAACGCTAGCCTTAGCAGTACCGCCGACTTCAAGTGCGGTCTTATCAATTGCAATCGTGATTGATTGTACTGGGATTTGACTGGTAGTTACCGTTACAATGTTAGACTTGGCGCTTTCGCGCAGTCCGTTGTAACTACTTACTGCAAAACGATAGGTCGTTTTCGCTTGCAACCCCGTTACCGTGTAGGTTTTCTGATCGGTAACTTCCGCAATCTTTGTTAGTTCCCCGCTTTCACCTACACCTTGATAGATATAATACTTCAACTTAAACTATACCCCCTTAGTTTAGTTACGCCATTCTAGCCGTTGCGTGTGCTCATCAATATAGATTGCTCGCAGATCGCTAGGGCTTGTTGGCTTACTGAAATAGCCAGAACCGCCCGCAAGTGCGCTCTTGCCTTTGCCTTCGCCAGTCAATGCAAGTTGCGCGTTAACGTTGCCCAAACTAACCTTAATAGTTTTGTAGCCATCGTGAACATACCAAGCACCAGCGCTCGATTCAAAATTCGGCGCGTCATCTAGGTAGAAATTACGCGGTAGTCGAACCTTAATCGTGTTGGCGTCTGGATACGTAGCCATGCACGGAACTAGCTTTGTGTTAGTTTGGCCAAAACCGCTCGGACCACTCCCAAGCCCGTTTGGTTCAGTGCCGATTGCGTATTCGTAATACATAACTTTTGGTTCTGGATAATCAGCTTGATTGTGCACGATTGTGATTTCGTACCCGTAAAGCAAGTCTTCCAGACTATCAGCCGTTACCATACTTGCGTTACGCTCAGCAACCATGCCGTTAGACAGTGCAATGACGTTGGTACCGTCTGGGGTTTCGTCCTTGTGCTTAACACGGATTTGCCAAACAGCGCCATGCCCGTCATCGTAGTTATCCCAACCTTTTGTGATTGCAAGGTCGTTCGCAGCTAATGCAGCATAACTTTGCATGGTCGGGACATCGCTGAATTGCCATGCTCGATCGTGGAACTGAGCTTGTTTCAGCGTTTCTTGGATTTGTTGCGTCATCTCCAGCAGTTGATTATAGCGAACGTACAACCCATTCTTAGGGTCGTTCACTTCTGCCATTGCGTCGTTCAACGATTGCTTGTACTTAGCCAACCATTCGCTGAATTCCTGACTGTACGTTTCGCCCGCCTGATCAAGTTTGCCCTTAATCGTGTTCCCTTCATCGGTTACTTGTTTGAGAATTTGTTCGAATTCTTCGATATAATCTCGGCCAGCGTCTCCAACGTGTGCGAAAAACTGATCATCGATAACATCAAAATCCATGTCAACGGTTGATACCGTCTGACCATCACGGCCAATGAACCGAATGAAGAATTGTTGCCAGTGTCCAGGCACGTTAAAAGTGCGCTCGTCAAAGTGCAACGTTACCCGTCCCAATGCGATTTGATCGTTGCGATCGTTAGCTTCAACGGGATAGATATGCTTGTGAGCATACCCTTGATTGTCAACACCGCCGTATTCATACTTCCAGCCCCGCATATCAACAGGCAGTGCGTTGCTAGTGATATATACCGGCAGATAGTCGTCCGTGTCGCCTACACGGCCTTTGAAATAACCGCTAATATCAAGGATTTGGTCTTGATAACGTGTTAGATCAAGCGTTAGCCGTGCCTTCTCTCGTAATGCCATTCATTCACCTTCTTTCATCGTTCATTCAAAGTGTCTTCATCAAGGCCATATGAATCCAGAAAGCCATCGACTTTGTCTTGCTTTGTAGCTAACAGCTCAAAGCCTTTTGCGATAGCTTCCCGAACATCTTTGCCATACTGAGCCTTGCGAATCGTTTCAGCAATGCTTTTCATATCATCGGTGGTTGCCATTAGCTTGCCCCTTTCAGCTTATCAACTTCGGCTTTTAACTTGTCAAAATCAGCTTGCGATACATAGCCCGCCGGTATCTTATCGTTAATGATTGATTGCAGTTGCTGCATGTCAAACTTAAGTTGCGTTACGTCTTGGCTACTTGCCCCACTCTGGACAATTGTAGTCGTGCTTGACGTGTCCGCCTGACCGCTCGCTTGAATCTCAGCAACACGGCTAACGATAACCTTAACCCGCTCCAAATCTTGCGCTTGACGGCTCGTTTCTAGCTGATAATCGGTCAGCCCTAACGACTTATCGCCGATAGTCAGCGTTGACTTGTGCGGTTGCAGTAGATCAACTTCTTTTTGCACAACTCGCAGCAACTGCGATTGCGCTACATACGGGTTGATAAACATATACCGGTCGGCAACTTTGAAATGATCAAAGTTAGGCAAGTTCAGCTCAACCGCGCTGACTTCCCAGCTCTCTGGCACTCGTTGTGCGTCAATCCATGCTTTCGCTTGGTTCATTAAGTCGTTAGCATCGGTTACTTCGTTAAACTCGATTGTGCCGTTGATAATGCCAAACTCTTTTTGTAAATCTGGTATATCGATATAATCGCGCCCTTCGTTGACGCTAGTAATCGTTAGTTTTGGCCTAGCAGCATTTGAGTTGCTGACCTCTTCTTTTTTACTCTCGTCTTCGGATTGTGAGCCATCGCCGCCGTTCTTAATCAGTGCTTGCGGGTCTAACCAAGTGCCATCGTTCGTGAACGACTTCTTGACCGCTTCATAAAAATCGGCCTTAGTAACACCAACGTGCAAGTGGTCGGTGTTTCGCCAACCGATAACATCGCCGGTTTTGACCTTATCACCAATATTGACGCGAATCTGACTGGCACTGCTGAACGCTTCTTGATAGACAATGTTAAAACCGTCTGTACTATGCGTTACAACGTAGTTACCAAGCCCGCCCATGTAGCCTTTGAAGACAACCGTTCCGCCGTGAATGGCATGGACTTCACTTCCTGGGTGGTCAACCGAACCGAAATCCAAACCATCATGAAAACTGTTAGTACGATAACCGCCGTCATAACCGAATCGTTGCGCTTGGCTGAAACTACCTTCACCAACATTAGGGAACGGCCAGCCCCAACCATTTGTGAGTGTTTCGGTTGTGGTATCAGTAACTGGACCATTAACCCGTCGAGTACCAGTTGGACCCCAACCACCGGCACGCGAAATATCAGCAAGCCAGTTCGAATCGTTAAATAACGCTAAAAGCTGGTGAAAGCCTTTGTGGATATCTTCATAGCCTTGCACCTTCCAGGAATCAAAAGTTGGTTGAATATACTGCAACAGCCCTGTTGACGGGTGCCCTGCCCGTGCGTTACTGTCCCAGTTGTTCGTTACCGTTTCACTACCCCCAGATTCCTGATTGATACGCCTTAAAACAGCGTTCAACCCGTTCTGGTCAAGGTTGACGTCCATCATCTTAGCAGCATGTTTAACGGCCTCTGTCCAATCGCCATTAATAGCAGTCGTCGCCCCACCGCCAGTTGTTACGGTTGAGTTTTCACCACTAACATCAACGGTTTGCGCATCAAGTTGCTTACCCAACGGAATCACACGGGTAATGACCTTTGTAGGGTCAATCGTAAGGCTTGCTGATTGCATGTTAACTGCTAACTGAATCGGCGTATCGTTCTTATGATCGTTGCCGATGTCAGTTACATAGTCAAGCATGTTCGGGCCGTCCTGCTTGTACTCAGTTACCAGATACCCGCCCAGCTCGTTAATCAGCTTGTCTTTGATTGCGTCCCGTGTTTTCGGGTAGTCGATTTGCCGATAAGCATCGTCTTTGTTGTTGGTAACGTTACAGTTACGCAGTTTGAATTGCTTATACTGTGGTACTTGGCTATTGTGAACATCAAGCAGCGATTGCAGAAACTCTTTCGGGGTTAACCCAACGGCTTCATAAAACCGCTGAACGCTATCTAACAGATACGCTTCAATGTCTTCAAACGTGTACGTTCTGATAAAGCGTCCGCTTGATTGCATTTCTTTCTTCGGCTTGATTGCCCGGCCACGAAACAGCAGTTTATCGTCATCGTAGACTTCAACGTGCGTGTGCATTGGTCGAACATTGTCAAACAGCAAGTTATCACGATTAACTGTTAACTCCAGATCATCAATATCGGTTTCTTTAATCGTCAACTTGCCTTCGCTGACCGTGCGATTTACTCGCTGATCAAGCACGATAAAGCCGTTTTTGTCGGTTGGTTCGTTGTAGCCGATAATGCGATACATTAAACCATCTCCTCACGCTTAAAAACAAACTCGATTGTGCCATTCCCAGACAAATTAATTTTGTTATCGCCAATATCAAGAACTACTTGCGTTTGCTTGTAGTTACCTTCATTAAGCGACACTTCGCCGAAACTTCCTTTTGCCTTGACGTTTCCTGTTACAACGAATGACGATAGCACCGGTCGTGAGCCAATATTTTTAACATTGACGTCCTGACTGCCGTTAACGCTGAACTTAACTTGTTGCCATATCCAGTGCGGGAAAAATACATCGTCCCAATAGTCGGCGCCTTCGTTGTGGTTCGTGTAAGCATAAGGATATGCAGTGAACACGATTGACGCTTCAAGCGTTTCACCGTCGCTGCTATCGTCAACTTCAACGCTCTTGCACTTGGCCCACCAGTAATAAACCGGCTCGTGAGTATCAACCAACTTGCCCCAGTTGTGGGGCATTAGTTGCCGTTTTAGCTCTTGTTCAAAGCCTTTGCGGTTGTGATACTCTTCGCCGACATACAACAGCTTGTAGGTGATTTCTCGATTGTTGAAGAACCGCTCGTTATCAATCATCGAAAAATCATAGCTGCCTTGACGATACGGCACGCTTTCAGTGATTTCTTGTTCTTCCGGCGTTGGTGCTGTCCGTTCGGTCAACCACCAACCAGATTTGACGCTATCGAATTCAGCGAAAGCGAAGCCTTCAACGTTTGGCAACGTGTCAACGTCAACATCGGTTGGCGGTAAATCTCTGAATATAAATTCCATTAACTCCACCTATCCTTTAATGCCGTTCGTTGCCCTAATCGTTGATCGTAACTGCCAGCTGTTGCACCGACAAGCACGCCAGAATCAAGAATCATCGTTGTATCTTTACCTGCAATCTGGCGCAAAAGCGCGTTGTTTCGCATTTGCAAAGTGCTGTCTTGCATAGTCAGTGAACCGGCAAACCGCGATTGTACATCGCTCGCCATACCGTTCAAGCGGTTAGCGAAACCAGATACATCAGGTTGCATTGCGTCAGTAATCTGCTTGTTCATTGCCAAAACGGACTTCTGAACATCGCTAAAACCATCAACTAACCCGTTGCCCAGACCGTTCATAATTGCATGACCGGCGGGAATCAGCAAACGCCTGTCGACACTGATAGGGCCTTTGTGCTTCGGGAACCATTTTGTTATTCCACTGACAAATGACTTAACACTTTCCCAAGCCTGTTTAAGACCTCTTAAAAGACTGTCCATAATTGCCTTACCGTTAGCCGATAAATCAATATGAGCAACCGAATTAATGATCTTACGCCCGACTTGCGCCATTGCGCTGCCTAAGCCGCCCATCATTTGCAGAATACCTTTTATCAAAGCAGCTATAATTTGTACCCCTGCCGCTATAATCTGCGGTAAGTTGCTAATGATAGCCCCTGCTAATGCAACAATGATTTGTAACGCACTAACCACAAGCAATGGCAGCACTTGTGCAATACCATTAATTAACGCTGTAAGAATCTCTACCCCAGCTTCAATGATCTGTGGCAAATTGCTAATAATAGCATTAGCAAGTGCCATAATGATTTGCACGCCGGCCGTAATAAGCATTGGCAATACGGTAACAATGGCGTTAGCAAGTGCCATGATAATTTGCAGACCAGCCGTAATGATCATTGGCAAACTTGCAACTATAGTATTGATAAGCGCAATCAGAATCTGTACGCCCGCAACTATCAGTAGTGGCAACGCAGCTGTAATCGCTGTGGTCAACGACGTAATAATCTGTGTGCCAACGGCAATGATTTGTGGAAGGTTCTCAGAAATGCTGTTTGCAATACCTACAATGACATTAGTTATCATTCCGACAATCAGCGGAATGTTTGCGACAATAGCATTAGTTACGTTCGTGATAGTATTGCTTAACTGGTCGAAAACTTGAGTAATACCATCTGCGTTTAGCTGTCCGGTTTGCAACCAAGCTGTTACAAAACTAATGACAGCCCCCGCAGCAAGTCCCCAAGGGCCAGAAATTCCTAATGCGGCTAATCCTATTTTGGTTAAGGTGCTAACAATCGTAGAAGCAATACTGCCAATGCCGCCCATTTTGGTTATAAATCCTTGAATAGTTTGGCTGACACCACTCAATACATTTTTTACCGTGTTACAAGCAACGCTAACAACATCGCTAATTTTCCCCCAAACAGATGTAGCGATTGTCGATAGTGTTTGCCATGCATTTGATAACCACGAAACAAAAGATTGCCACATTTGGCGCCCTTTTTCAGTTTGAGTGAAGAAATAGACTAATGCAGCCACAATTGCAATAATAGCCGCAATCGCTACCATTTTCACACCACCGAAAGCAGCTAAAGCAGCATTAAGCTTTTCGATTGAAGAAATGGTCTGCATGATCGTTTTAAATGACGCAACAAAAGTTTTAACGGTATCTACAAACGATATAGCGTTCTTCAGCAACATCATTTGTCCAACAAATGCACCAACTCCAAGGACTAGCGGTGTAAGCCAATTTTTGTTAGCGTTGACGAAATCAAACATTGATCTCAGCGAGTTTAAGATAACCGTTGTTGCTTGCGTAACAATTGGCGTTATAGCGGTAAAAGCTCCGTTAATACCGACTTTCATGTTGTCAAGCACTTGCGCAATAGAACCAAAACCAGCTTTGCTAAAACCATTGTTAATGGCAGTTAGCATGTTTCCAAGGTTCTTTACGACACTAGCTTTCAAGTTCGCAAAACTCGTTGCAATCCCGGCACTGTTTTTCTTCGCAAGTTGTGCAAAACCGTTTTGCCCCTTGTTAAGCTCGATAAATTTATCGTTCAACTGGTCAACTGATATTTGCCCGCTTTGCAGTGCGTTATAAAGGTCCTGTTCAGCAGATTTTCCCGTGAAACCAAAAGCGTTTGCGACCTTACGCAGCGCGATAGGCATAGTTTCCATTAACGTCCGGTAGCTCATCATATCGACTTTGCCAGTTGACAACATTTGCGTATACTGTTGCAGACCCCGACTAGTATCAGCAACGCTTGCCCCACTTGCCAGAAAGGCGTTGTTAAGGGCTAACGCCGACTTGCTAGCCTTTGTCGCGCTACCCGTCAATGGTGCTAACTGCTGTGCAACGGAAGTGATGTCTTGTAATGACGTTGGCAATCCATCAATGCCCTTTTGCATTAACTTACTGGATTTGGCAACATCTCGTGCCGAATACCCCAACGCGTCCATGACAACCGGGTACTTGTTAAGCGTGTCGAAACGATCAATAGCCCCGCCAATCGAATCTTTAACAACACTAAACGCCTTGCCAGCAACAGCAACAAGCCCCAAAGACGTTGCGAGATTCTTTACAGAACTAGTTGCTGATGTTGTAGCGCTTGCCGTTTGGTTGCTTTGACCAACGACTTTGCTAAGACTATCAACAGCAGCTTCCATCGTTTTGGTGAAATTTTGATCGACGGCGGAAAGAATCGCCTCGATACTCATTTCTTGTGCCATTCTAACCGCCACCTTTCCATGCTTGCATGTCAATCAGACCACGTTTTTTAAGCTCTCTGAATTCCTTGTAGCGCCGTTGAAACAGTTTCGTGGTGTTTTCCTTATCATTGCCGTTAGAACGTCCATATTGGGCGTTAACCGCCGATAACGACTTGGTAATACCAACATCTTTGAGAAACTTCTGAACAGATGCGTATTTCCACTTTGGATTTTTCCCGCCAGTGGTTGCCTGAACGGCATAGTTGTACCACGCTTGATATGCCTGGTCTTCACGTTTGCGAATCGCTCGCAGTTCGTACGCTTCTAGCCGTAGTTGATACTCAGCCAGCGTGATACGCTCTGCCTGTTTTACATCGTTAAAGCCTAGATATGCCAGGCAGTTGACCAGAATCATGCGATATGTTTCTTCGCTAGTCTGGTCGTCCTCTTGACTATCTAGGCTTTCAGGTTTTTTGTCGCAGTTCGCGCAGCGTTGCTCAATTTCAGCTCCTTAGTGACGTCATCGAACAGCTTATCGATGTTTGTTTTCTTATCATCAAGGTATGCATCAATATCGCTTTGCGATGGTCGTTCCTTATTGTCCCACGCAGCACAGTAAAGCAAATCTGCCAGTACGGCAACATCATAGCTTCGTAATGCGGGAACAGCTTTAGTTAGTGCCATACCGAAATTTTGTTCAACGCCTTTAATATCAAGCGTCATGCCGATTTTTCGATCAAGCTCACGAATAAAGCGAACGCCAAAATTAAGGTTGACATCTTTGTTTTTAACTTTGATTTGCATTAATAGTCCTCCTAGTTGTCGCTAACGCCTTGACCGGCGTCAGTTTCTTTGTTCCAAGCCTTACCAGCGCCATCAGTACCATCGTTCTTTGGCGAACCTTCGATTGCGCCAATGCCACGGAAAATGTAAGCCAATTCGGCTTCTTGCTCTTCGCTCAGTGTTACCCAACCACGAACCGGGCCATAATCAACCGTGATAGTCGTTTCACGGCTTGAAACATCGTCCGGATCGTTGTCGTTGCTGTCTTCGGTTACCTTACCGCGCAAATACAAAGCATAATATTGCCCTTCAGAATTTTTACGTTGTCGGTTAACAGCCCAGAACTCCATTTCTTCGTTATCGAAAATAGAATCAAGCAACTGATCGGCAATCTTGGACCAGTTGTTCACAAATTCAAACTTGAAATCAGTTTCCAAGCTTGACGTGGTAGTTACCGTGCCAGACTTAGTTTTCTTTTTGTCAGAATCACGCTGTGGGTCAATGTTTAAACTTGTCTGATACGGGATAAGCTGACCGGCAACTTTAGCAGCTTCCGCCAGCTTGCGGGCATAGACAACGACATTAACACCTTGGATTTGTTCTAAATCGTTTGCCATTCTCTCACTCCTAACTCAGTTGAAAAACAAGCGACACAATGCCGTGCATTAACACGGTATCGGCAACGCTTGTGTCAGTAATAATTTGATTGCTGTTAAGCGACGGCCGACCCACGAACCGGAAATTTTCGGAAAGTAAAACACCCTGTCCGATAGCAGACAAGGCGTGCATCATTTTTGCGACGTTGTAGCGATTTTCTCCGGTGTCCCACACGTTAAGCGTGATATCGATTCTAGCCCCGTAGGCGTCCTTATACGGACTAATGGTGGAATTTACATCACCAACGTTAACGAACGGGTATGGGGCATTCTCGCTCTCTAGTGGCAAATGATCATACACGGTATAGCCTAGCTCTTGTGCTTTTGAAAAGACCGTGTCGAATAGTTCCTGTTCAGGTATCATGGCCGTGCTCCTTTCTTACTTCATCATCTTTTTAAGATCGTTAACAAACTGAACACTCTGGTACGCAAATGCCGGTTTAAGCGTAGGCCGTGCCGACATGAACCGAGTACCAAATTCCAGATATGGAAAATACTCAGTGTCTGGCGCAACGGCTACTGTCATGCCAGCGTTAGAGAACGTTGTAGATAACGAACGCCTAGTAGTGCCGATTGAATACCCGCCTTGTTCTTTTGACAAGTAAGTAGCATCCATATTCTGTGCCGTTTTCTTCTCAAGAAGTGCACCATGTTTGGCTACAATTGTTTTCGTTTGCGTTGCCATCATCATAGGTCGCTTGGCGATTGCTCGTTGTAGCTCCCTAGCGCCTTTAAGCTGAAACGTAATTCTAGCCATCGCTTTCACCCACAATCAAAGTGATCAGTTTTAACGGTTTTCGCATTGTCTGCAATACATACTTTTGCTTTCCATCATCAATGGTCAGATAGGACCACTTAGGCGGTGCAGCATAAAGCCGTATCACTAGACTGTTCTGTTTATAGTCGCCAAACAATTGCACCGACTTAACCGTGCCAACATCAGTTACATTGCCATGCAAGGCTGAAACTAGCTTTTCTCCGCCTACATAACCATGTGTTTTGGGGTCATAGTGCCGTTCAGACTTATCAAAGAACTTGATAACGTGGTCAAAACGCATTTAATCGCCCCGCTTTCGATAGAACGGGTCAACCGTGATTAAAACATCTTGGCTATGGCGCTTGCGCCAGTCGTCAATATCAGCTTGAAAATCATCGAAATCGTTGCTGTTAAACGTGATACTTTCGCCTTCTTGAGTGTATGACGCCATACCCTCGTTTTTTAAGCGATTATAGCGCCGTACAGCAACTTCAATCGGGATATAGGTTAATTCGTTAGGCACTTGCTCGCCAATGCCTAAAGCCAATTTAAACCGCAGTTGTAAGTCAGTGTTTTTCAGAATCAGCGCCAAAACAGAATCTTGGCTTGTGTCATCAGTCGCAAGCCCTAGCATTGTTTTCAGATCGTCAAGACTTGCCATGATAGATCACCTACTTGCCGGGAGTTGCATCTTGAACCGTTGCGACAACTACCTTCGTATCATCGTAAAGATAAGCTGCAAAGTGTTCATCTGCCGTGATAATCGTAGATTTAGTAACGATATCGCGTTGGGTTTCAACAGCAACGCCACGCTTCATGACAAGCTTCAGCGCTGGTGAAGTTGCATTAGCCTTAACCAAAATCATATCAGTGTCGGCTAGCTTCTTGCTACGCACGATTTGTGCCCCCAGAACATCATAGTAAGTGCCGGTGATCACTTGGTTTGCACCGGCCTCGCTGCCCATTTTCTTGTTGATTGCGTCCATGCGCAGCTTAGATGCAGTCTTAGGGCTCATGACAGCTACAACCGTAGAATCGTCTTCATCGTTGAACATATCAAGCGCAGTTTGCAAGCCTTCAACCGTTGGCGCAATCGTAACTTTCTGCGTGCCACCCTTAGCAGCAGTCAGCAGTTGCGTATCAACAAAATCAGCAATGCTCATGCCTAGTTGGCGGTTGGTTTCACCCATTACATCGCCGTAACCGGACAAAACAGCTTCATCGGTGATTCGCGTACCCTTAGCAGCCTTCTGTACCTTAACGCTAGCCGTCTTAGTGCCCAACTTGTCCAGTGGGATTGCCTGACCTTCGGCGATGTTTTTGGCGTCACCAATGTAGGTGAACTTAGGGAACTTTAGCGTGTCGCCAGCGTTGCCTACCAACGTAGAATCAACTTGCGCAAGTGGCGTAAACCGCATTGCGTGTTCCATCGTGTATTGTACGATTGGCGCATTAACTTCTGGATTTACCAGATCTGCAATCATAGTCATGTTATCTGCCATTTTTAGTTACCTCCTAAAATACGTGCATACTCAGCGGGGTTTTCGCGTTGGAACTTAACCCGTTCAGCCGTGCTCATTTTGATAAGCTCTTGAGCTGATACCGGCTTGATTTCTTTCCCGCCTACCTTAGGCGTCTTCCCCGCTAATAGCTTGTTTCGTTCGTCTTCTCGAATCGCCTCAATCGCAGTCAGCAGCACGTTCACGTTTTCCTGAGTGCTTTCAGCGGTGTCAGTTACAACCAGATCAAGCAGACTATTATCAGCGTTGCTGAAACCGCCGTCTGCCAACATTTGCTTGGCACTATCGCGCATTTCATAACGTGCCAGTTTAGCAGCAGCTTCTTCCGCTCGCTTGTTTGCCTTTTCCAGTTCGTAGTTAGCCTTTTGCTCGGCATTCATACGGGACAGCTTCTTGGCCTCGTCTTCCTTGGCCTTAAGCTGTTCCTTTTGACGCTCCAGACGTTGGCTAACAATCTTGTTTACTTCATCTTGCGTAAAAGTCTTGGCTTGTTGCTCGCTCTGCTTTTCTCCGCTATCGTTAGGCTGTTCTGATTCGGTATTTGGTGCACCGTCCGAACCTTCACCGCTTTGTTCAGCAAAGAATTGCAACATCATTGGCAAGCTATGAGTTTTAACAAGCCCTCTTTGTACTAACTTTTTGTACATAGATACACCCTCGTTTTAAGCCCGGTCGGCTGTATACTCCGAACTTGTTCTTTTAGGCCTGCAAGTAAGTCAAAAAGGCCGAAATTTAAGCATGAAAAAAGAGAACCCTTGCCATGCATGAGTTCTCTCAGTTTTGTTTTTAATTTGGAAAATAAAAAGGCCTAGCCGTAGCTAAACCTTTATAGTAATGGCAACCAATCTTTAACTTCTTTGAAAATTCGATAAGCCTTTTTCATCATTGAATTTTCAGCTAAATATTGAAGCCCTTCAATGGTGATTTTTAAATTCAACAATGACGAATACGTTTTACCCATCTTAGTATTATGAAACCGAATACCGCTAATGTATCCATGATCAGCAAGCATTTCAAGAGTGTTGCCAAACTGTACTTTACTAACGTTGAATGTATCAGCGTTTAATACATTAGGGTCTGGCGTTTGCCCATTCTCATAACAGAATTTTAGATAACTCAAAATCTTGTAAGCTACCGTAAAGAAATCATTGTTGCTCATGCTAGGCACTCCATTCATTAATAAAAAAGCCTAGCAAACAGCTAAGCTTTTTAACGCGTTCTCATAACTATTATTCCGGTTCGATTTTTAATTCATCACCAGATACTACACCATCAACTTGAAGCATTAAGATCTTTTTCTTATCTGCTTCAACCGACGGGAAATTACTGCTTAGAACTTTGACTTTATGATTGTCTTTGTCAACTAAATACGAACCCCATTTAATAAATCTAGCCCCTTGGACGATAATTGCATATTTACCTGCCACTTTAAATTGATCTATAACTTTCAGCATTGCAATCACCTTCCCTTATAATCAGCTAATTTACGTTTCCAATATCTCAGATTTCGTTTTAATTCTTTAATTTCATTATAGGACATGTTGTGTTCTTTTGCATACTTTAACAAATAGATTTGCGCTTCAATTTCCATGTTTATAAGTTCTTCATCTGACGGGGCACCATCATATCGCTTTAGTTGATTAGCATGAAATGCTTCTTCCCGTACTGCCATTTCAGTAGCAAATGTTCCAATTAAAATTGTAGAACTATCAAGAATTGAAGCTGAAGCCCCTTGAGAACGCAGCCACTCATCTGTTTCTTTGCCCATTTGAACGGACCCACCGCGCCGAATAAACGAACCAAGTATCTGGTTCATTAAATCAGTTGGCACGTGGTCATTTCCCTTAAGTTGATGGGTACTTCTACGCATCATTTTTAATCTAGTAGATTGCTTGCCACCGACAAGGTTATCATCTTTGCCATCAACCCACGTTTCGGATATGCTACATCTGCAGTTGGGGTGTTCTGGAATCTTTGGAACTTTGGCAACCTTATACACACCTTCACCGAATCCACTATCACGGCTTGCAATAGCTCGACAAGCAGGACACGCTTTCGGCTCGGCAATCCATTGAACATAGTTATAACCGTGCTTTTTAATTGATTCCAACTGCACGTTCGTTTGAATCCTAGCGCTCTCAGTCCGTGCTAATCGTTCGGTTACATATCTTTGATTGCCAACCGCTGTTTTAACCTGCTCTCGTAGCCGTGTAGCCATTTTACGTGGGTTTTGGCCCTGTATCATGCCAACACTTAAAACTTGGTCTAGCTTGGCTTTAAGGGCATCTTGGTCAGCCCACAATCGCTGGCTAAACGTTGCTCCGTTAGTCTGTGCCATTAAGATTTTAGCAGCATCTTTGCCGGCCCAAGGCGAACGTTGCGCGCTATCCATCATGATACCGGCTTGCCTAATGACTTCTTTCTGATAATCACCGCTTAACTTATCTCGCAGACTAGAATCGACTTTGATACCGGCTCGCAGCATATCAAGACCAACTTCGGACTTCAAATGTTCAAGCCGGTTGATTCGCATTGTAGCGTTGTAGACTTTCAGCCGTTGGTTCACCTGGTCGCTGAAATCAGCATACGTTACCTTTTGACCGTTAGCCCGCATTTTCTCAGCCTCAGCCACGATTGACTTAGCTTTTGTTTCATACGCCTTGACGTCCATTTGCGTTACTTGGTCTTTGCCTACTCGGTTAAGCTCTTTCTCGATACTATCGCTAATATCATCGATTGCTTGGTTGTAGTAGGTTTCAAGCAACTTGCCAAACTCGGCGTCATTTTCAAGCTGTTTGAGTTGCCAGGCTTTCTCTTGCTTGGCCCGCTCTTCCCAATAGCTACTAGGCATTCACATCATCGCTTTCGGTGTCTTGCTTTTGCTGATCAGTCATGGAAGGCATAGCTTGAAGGTTGTTGCGAACGTCTTCGGCTTGCTCTTCTCGCATGCGCTCGATTTCCTTCTTAGGGTCATCAACAATCGACAACGTGCTTAACTGGGTTTCCTTCGATACGATACCCGACAACGTAGACGCAGTTTGTGCTTCGTTCTCAATATCAAGCGGAATGTTGCGCGCCGGAACGATTTGCAAGTCCTTCATAACATCGGCACGGTTAATCGTACCAATTACCTTTCCCAGACCTAACGCAGTGCCCAGCAGTTGACGCAGACTGATAGCAAACTTCCGGTCTTCAAACGCTGCTTGATTCTGCATGCTTAACAGCTTGTAGCGAATTGCAACCCCGCTTGCGTTACCGCTAAACGCTTCATCGTTAAGGTTAGCAACCATTGCCGTTTGGAAAATATCATCTTTCAAGCGACTAAGCATGTTTTCTTGCATGTTGTCGCCGTCTGGTTTGGTGATGAAATCAACTTCACCTTGTGTAGCATCTGCACTCGGTGAATAAAGCACATGGTCTTGTTCAAGATTAAGAACCGTATTGCCATCATCATCTGTTGGCAACGGAATACCCAGAATCTTAAGATAAGCGTTATCGAAATAAGCAACTTGGTTAGCCTTCTGACTGATTGCCCTATCGTACTCTTCAACCAACGTATCAATCTTGCCGATCAACGAAAGACGCTCATCGTTAGCGTAGAACTCAGCAGCAGGAACGTAGCCGAACAAATGGTTATCCTGTTCTGTTGCTTTACCGTCGTTGCCAAAATAAGTGATTGTTTTGTCCGTGTAAACTTCACCGCTTAACTGATTGTCAGCCGATGTATAACGCACAAATGCAACTGGATTACGCTTAATCGTGGTGTCGTAGATCATGAAACTACTATCGGGAGCAGCAACCGCAATTTCAGTTTCGCTGTCCTCGTTTTGATAAGCCATCATGTAAGAACGGCCATAGATAGCAACCTGTTTAGCAACTTCGCTCAGTTTGTCTTGAAACGAGTTGACGTTAAGCCAGTCTTGCAGTCGTTCGTTGGTGCTATCATCATCTAACGCAATCTTAGGTGGCTTACCGATGAAATAGCCGACATACGTATCAACAACGTAGTTAGCCCAGTTGCTAATGATACGATTGTCAGGCCTAAAAGATCGATAATGTGGTTTGTGCAGAATATCATGGTTACCGCTATACAGATCATAATAGTGGTTATACTTCGCAGACCGTTGGCGATTTTCGTTAACGAACTGCATTAAGCTGTTTGTGTCCAGTTCTTCACCGGCGAATAGATATACGCCTTCTTTCGTGACGTAGCAGTTTTCGCTAATCGTTTGCTGAATTGCCATTCTCTCACCTCTTTTAGAAATATCTTGACCTAATCGTCCGTGCTTGGTTGTCGCGATGTTGGTTGTATACCGCATACCGCATTGAATCCATTACGTGGTCGTTCTCTTTGACAGGCTCTCCGGTCTTGTCGTCCCAAACGTACTGATAAACTTCGTCCAGGAACTTATCAACGCCATCTTTAACAACGTAGAACTTGCCTTGTTTCATATATTCACTGACCTTTTCGATACCTGCCATTTTCGCTTTGTTAGCGTTGCGGGCTTGAATGCCAGCTTGTTGAAACTCGCTCACATTGTCTGGCCGTGCACTATCGCACCAAAAAAGGATATTCCGGCCGTACTTGGTCTGAATATCCTTTGCAATGTTTTTCCAATACTCAATGAACTTAAATTGCTTGGTGTGTTCTTCAATCAAATAGACATTGCCTTGCCTATCATCACCAAAGACCGTGATCACACCAGCGTGATCAAACCCCCAGTCAACACCGCAATAGTACCTTAAGTCGTCCGGTAGGTCTTGCTTATCTATCATCATCGTTCGTTTGTCAAAATCACGATAGACAATACCATCACCGCTGACCCACAAGCCTAAAATATCACGATCGTAAAAAACTCCGCTCGGTTTAGACGCCTTCAAGGATTCGACATAATCAGCTGATAGCGTTGGGTTATCGTCAATTGTGAAATTAAAGTATATCGTCCTTGCTTTTGGGTCGTCCTTGTCAATATGGTTGACCTTAAGCCAATGTTGCGGGTTGTCTGGGTTTGTGTCGCAAATGATCTTGCTATTAGGTTTTGAACAACGGTTATTGATTTCTTCAAAAACTCGTTCATTTGCCAAGCTGGCCTCGTTTACGTAAGCGCCATACGAAGTAAAACCACGTGCACCGGCCAATCCACGAATAGAATCCGTATAAATTGGCGTAATATCAACACCAAACAAATGGAAGTGATTATGCCGGTCTGGTGGCAGATCAACGCCAAACGTGTTTGAAATGCTCAAAATCACGTTGTTGTAAATCGAACCGCTAGACGCACCAGCTAAAATATATTGCGGGTGTTTTTCGCCTTCTAGTTCTGCTTGCTTGGCAACTCTACGTAATTCAAGCAGGAACAAATAGTTATTTATGAAAGTCTTGCCACTTCGAACTGCTCCAGATAGTATCATCATACGAAAGTCTTCATTTAGATACGTATGCAGAACCTTATTCTGCTTTTCCGTAAATAAATCAGTTAGCATTCTCTTCACTGTCCTTGCGTTCGATTGTAGTAAGCATTTTATCAATCAGCACTTCGACATCTGCACCATTTTCTTCAAGCGACTTTGCCCTTGCTTCTGCCACCCGTGCATCAGCATTAGCTTTACGAACCTTAGCCTGTGTAAGCTCAGGCGTATCATTATCAGACAGCATGCCGGCCATTTTTAGAATAGTAGTTGCTGATTGCAGCTGAACCATTTCTGATTTAGCTTCTAACAACTCTTTCAGCTTCTTAAGTGCCTTACTTTCGTAGTCAGTTTTAACAACAAGCGACCGGTACTGTTTTTGCGCTGCCTTGAACAGCTCTTCGTTTTTCCAACTACTCAAAGTAGACCTACTCCGTTGGACTGACTTAGCAATTTCTTCGTCGGTCAACTCATCTTCAAACAGCAACATAACCGCTTTTTGCCGACGCTTGTCCAACTTGTAAAAAGGCCCGTCTTGTCCCGTTTTGTTTACTTTACTCATGGCATATCACCACACCTCGTTTCGTCAGAATAAAAAGCGATAGCCGTTAAGCTATCACACTTCAAAATACTTATTTTTCCATATCGCCCTATCGAATCGCTGTTCAATAGTGCCAGCCGGCGACAAGATCATTTCATAACCATCTTTGCATTTTGTAGTAACCGTATCGTAACCGGTTTCGCCATCTTCAAAAGTTTCAGCGACTATCAGGCCTTCTATATCGCTTGCGTTGATAGCGTGCATTTTGCCTTCGATGTCAGGTACTAAATAAATAACATTTGATCGTTCCATTTCACACCTTACAACTTCATCATAGGCGGTTTAACGCTATACCTGGACTTTTTATCAATCTTTGTCTTTGCGGTCTTGTATTGTCCATTCTCGGCCTTGTGTCGCTCTCTGCATATGCGGTCAGCATGAGCCAACGCGATATACTCAGATCGGCTACTGACTAGCCCATATTTCTTTGTGATAAACATTCGTTCGCTCTCCTGACCAAATAAAAAAGACGGGCCGAAACCCGTCAATTGAAACTGATGCGTAAGCAGCACGCCAACGACCACTGTTAACGTACACGCTAAAACTATTTATTTGTGTAACTCAACGAAAAATAGTTTTATTTTTGCCCGTAGGCAACGGAAAGTGAAGGATTCGGACCTTCGAACGCCTTTTAGCGTTACCGATTTAGCGAACCGGCGCAATCAGCCACTCTGCCAACTTTCCAAAACCCGCCGGCGTTGATAAGGAACACCATGCCGGAAGGATAATATATGCAAAGGATTATGCAATCCAAATTATTTTTTTATAATGCCATCGCTGGCAAAGGATAGGTAGTGGACTCGCACCACTTTTTGCATGCTGCTAACAGCTGGTGGATCGTTCAAATCAAAGTTAGCAGCAAGCCCGCCTGGGACCTTCCAACTATCTGTCGTGTCTTCCAGATAGTAACACCGTAAGGCGGAATCGCACCGCCTCGCAAATGATCAATATTGGAGCGATTAGGTTTAAGGTTTACGGAAGTAATCATTTGCCATCTTATACGGTATAAAAAAGCAAGTTTCCTTGCTTAGTAGGTATAAAGTCGCTTTGCAATTCGCGAATATTTTTTCTTGCGCATGCAAGCCTAGAAATTAAAGTATGACTAAATTAAACAATCGTCTTGAAAGGATTCCATTTCCAACAAATTTGAAAGACCATCGGAACAGAAAGGTTCTATGCCATCTCTGGCACAATACCAATATATCGCATTTTCAAGGATTGTTTAATCCCCTCTTAGTACCCCGATTGGTACTACCTTATATACCACTTTTCAAGCTGTCGCCTTTTTCATGATAGTAAACGTCGGGAATAGCTCTTCAACTTGGTATTTTGCAATCGCTGTTTCAATTGTTTCTGAAAACTCATAACATGCAAACTTTTCCGACTTGTGCCAGCTCTTGTTGCTACTGATATGCAGCAACTCTTTGACATCTTCCACTTGCTCACGCTTAACGAAACGGTTTTTCAAAATAACTCGGCTCTCTTCACTCAGACAATTGTTGATTGCGTCATACACCGCGTTTAATGCCCGTGAATACTCCGTGTGAGCGATGAAGGCGTCTTCGTTGTGATTTCCGCCACTGCCACCGAAACCACCGTCAGCAGACAATGACGGGCTTTTAATATCACCTGACCCCGCCTTGCGTAAAATATGGCTAAACGTTCGCTTGTTGAAACCATCATCAAAAAAGAAATCACGCACCGCTTGGCGGGTTGCCTGCTCATCGATTTCATCGAATAATTCTGCTTGTTTAACTGACATGCCTAACCCCTTTCGACTTCGTAGCGACCCAGATACGGCTTTTGCTGTCGGCGTTTCAAGTAGTTGTGTAACGCGTGAGTTTTAAAGCCTAACGCCCGTTCTGCTGCTTGAATGCTGTCATAGTGCATAACTTTACCTAGCTTTAAATCTTTAATGGTGATTTTCACACCAGGCCTTTTAAATGACGGCAACTTTTGGTGCATAACCTTTAGCGCTCCGTTTCTTCGTACATGGTAAAGATAGCTTGTTCTAGGGATTGGCACGTTCTCAAGAACCCAATGCCAGCTCTTTCCTTGCTCTAACGCTTCCTTTTGCTTTTCGTAGATCTCGGCTTCAATGGCAAAGTTATCAGCGCTTTGTCCGGGCTTGTGATAGCTCGCTCGCATTTCCTTAATCATGCTTTGCAGTTTCTTGTACTTTGCCGTTGCTGTTTCACCATCTGGGCAACCATCATCGTCCAGAAAATCATACTCAAAATATAAATCTGGGTATGTTGTTCGATACCAGTTTTCTAACCTGCAAAACTCTTTCATGTCTACCATCTAACCGCCTACCACTTTCAACGTTGCCAAAACTACCAGCGCCCAGAACACTAAGCATGCAGCAAAGACAAAACCTAACCCGTTCCAATTACGCATTGTAGATCACCATTGCCGTGTAGTAGTTGTATGAGCCGTGAACGCCATAAGCGGTTGGTGCCAGCTTAATATCAACTACTGCTACTTTGTTCTTAGTCAACCATTCGTTCATTTTGTCTTGTAAGATTGCGATGTTGGAATCGCAGAAAAACTCAACCTTCATAATGTCCCTCGCTTTCGATAACGTGCTTGCCAGTCGTATATACGCTTTCCCAACCAGTGAGAATTTTCGGAAAATGCTTTGAATAATAATGCCCTTCATCGTTATACATCTCATCAAGCAGCACTGTTTTGTTCAACTTGTTCAGTTCGACAATCTGATACAGCCTAAAACCATCAATCAGCGTTACCAGCTCGTTGTTGCGGAATGCTTGTTCTACATCATTCTTACGCTCATTTGCTTGTCTAGTTGTCATGTTGTCCCTCCTTTGTTGCCCAAAACGGTTCAAATGGATCCGGGTCAAACGGAGCTTTTACGAATCGCAACAATCCTAGTGGCTCCGTCTTCAGGCTTTTATTTTCAATCTCTTTCGCGCGATGATAAGCACGTTTACGGAATTTGCGCGGTCGGTCAGCGAATTTCCTAATGTCCTTATGCATAAGCCCTTCTTGGTCGAATGTTTTCCAGAATTTTCTAGCTTTGATATCTAGGAAGACATCGCTCTCGTGTCGCTTTGCTCGTCTAGTTGTCATGCTCATCATCACCAAAGAATGCGTCCAAATACCCACCGCACAACTTAATCAGATCACCAAACAAGGCAGAGTTATCTTTATCGACGTAGATAGAGTCTAGATCAATTACTGGAGTCTCATCGATAGTGGTCAATTCAAATACAGTATCATTGCCATAGGTGATCAAAACATTCCCTTTTTCGCTGAGGCTAATAAAACTACCGTTCAAATTTGCCTCAGTATTTTCTAAAACTTTAAAATCTAGATGGTTGTCAAGCGCTTTGAGCTTCTTGCCAAACTCATCAACTAATTTTTTGTTCATCGTTCTTCCTCCTTGATGTTCATACTCTTTGAATGCTTTTTGTTTCTTTGCTCGTCTAGTGCTCATCTTTTAACCTCGTTTTCGCTTTAAATCCTTGATTCGCCGATTAATCAAAACGTAGTACGTTTCTAGCAGCATGAATTGCGTTTCCGCTAACGAAAGTTGTGCATCACTAACCGTCTGATGTTCGCGCTGAATGTTTAAGAAAGCGACAAGTTCATCAATCTTTTCATCAACTTCTTTACGCTCGTGCTTTAACTGGTTTTTCAGTTCTTTCATCTCAGCACCTCTTATAGTTCTCTCCCACAGCATGGGCAATAACTAATCAGCATACGGAATTCTCCATAATCTCCATCAATGATCAACAATCGTTTATGGCGAAGGTCAAGTTTTACTTCAGCGCCATCTACTGTTAACGACTGGCCAAACTCAGCATCGTTATAACGGTCATAGCAAAAATAACAATCTCGACTAGTGCCCCTCAGATAATCAATCGAAACGCAGAAGAAACGTGCAATCTCTTTCACTACTTCATAATTGTTCATTTTTCGTTCTTGGCGTTCATACTTAGATAGTGCGTCCGGTGTGAGATCAACGCCTGACGTTTCTTTTAATTCTTTTGACAGTTGTTTCAACGTTAACCCACGATTTTTACGCAGCACTTTTAATCTGTTCATCGCCAACGCCCCCTAGTCATCTAACGAATTGAAATATTTACCTAGTTTGATGAAAAGTTTACCTAAATCTTCAAAATCCCAAATGTCATTCGCTTTTTGGCTTTCATATCCAAAAAATTCATTCGGCGAAATATCAAAATAATCTAGCAGCTTTTCAAGAGTTGCGTACTGAATTCCCTTCCCTTTGTTATTAGCAATTTGCATTAACGTTGTTTTCGAAATGCCAGTATCTCTATACAGATCAGCAATCTTCAATCCTCGTTCTGCCATTAAAACGGCTAATTTGTTCTTCATCGCCAACGCCTCATTTCCTTTTCTTGTTCCGTTCGATATGCTCGCCAACGTGGACCAGAAACGCCTGGCCCGTTGGCACGATAGCAACGCTTGTATGCTTTCAACGCAAGTACAAGCCCTGCATGTTCCCGTGCCCGTTTTGTCATTTACATAGTCCCTTCCTTCAACATCTTTGCGATCCGCTTTTCAGCGTTATCAACCAGTGCAGCATAGCCTTGCATGGTCTTAATCTCATCATCGTTGTTTGCCGTCTGCTTGATATACTCGTCAAACGCAGCACTTAGTTTGCGTCCGCAGTACCAGCGCCGAAGCTCAACCACCTTGCCATTTTCCTTATTAATGCCAAACTTAACCAAAATGGCAGGATTGTAACTGTCGCTAGTAATGTAATAGCTATCGTCAATCTTGATCTTCATCTTTAATCCGCTCCTTAACTCGTTCCAAGTCAGGAATTTCACACAAACTAATGATTTTGTTCGGCACGATAGCGATCATATTGCCAAATTCACTAGTAGTGCGATACAACGTACCCTTGCGCATTGCTTGATCAATCAGCGCGGTTTCGGTGCGAAATACACCTTTGATGAAAAACCTTTGAACTTCTTCGCTCGTTTCGAACGCCAACAACAAGCGCTTTGGCTGTTCGTTGTTTTCAGTCCCTTTGTAGCTTGATACCATGCTTAATCCTCCTCGACTTCTTCCGCAGCGTGCCATAAATCCATAGGGTTCAAGTTGGCGCATAAATCGCTATTTGCGATTTCACTGATTTCACCAGCCGTGAATGCCACTTTCTGATTGCTCATCTTGGCAATCTTGAGCGATGTTACGCTCCACGTATCTGTGCCTTCCACTCTTGCCAGATACCCATATTCGGTATTTAGCAGCTTGATATAATATTTCGGCTCTAGTTGTTCATCGAAATAATCGTACAGTTGGCTGTTAATATCACGCAGCACTTCACGATCAGTCTTGTTGCTTCGTTCTGGAACGAAATCAACCGTGAACCAACCGGGCTTATCGCCTTCATAGATAAACGAGTTTGCGACAAGCTCTTCGCTAATAGCGTCATACAGACGAATTGCAAAGCTGTTTTGTGAGCCTACTTTCCCAACGGTATAGGTATAATGCAGTGTTCCGATTGCTTGTTTGGTGATTTCGCTTAACTTTTCTTTAGTCAACATTTGTCATACTCCTAACTTCAATCTCGATTTTTTGAGAATTCCTTTGCATAAATTTCAACCTCTATTCTTGGCTTGTCCGAGTAATACTTGTCTATTTCTTCGTGAACGATCATTGCGTCATCTTTCCATAAAACGCCGTTTAAGGCATCTTCGAATGATTTAAGGTAATTAGACAAGTCGGCTTTTACAATCGGTCTATGCGCTCCTGACGCCCGTCTATCGTGTTCTTTTTTCGATATGCTCTTTTGAATCTTTCGATAAAAGGCTACCTTGAGATAGATTTCACCCTCGACTGGTGCATCGTGATACATCTCTGTTGCCAATGCTCGCAACTGTTTCTTGAATACTGCTGTTTTAGGTGGGTCATACAGCCGAATGCCCTTGCCAAACCTTCTTGCTCGTGGCCTTGCTTGTGCTACCGGTTCAATCGGTAAGATCAGCTTGATCATCAATGGTCTAATGACGTGCCGACACTGGCGAAAATCAAAGCGCTAAACATAGCAGTTACCATTGCTTTGATACCTAAAGTGGCGTTAATCCATAATGCCCAGAAAAAGCCGACCGTTGTTGCCAGCATTGCGATAATCGCTAATGCGTAGAATAACTTCACCAAAACTTTCAACTCTATACCCCCATATCGTGCATTAGACTTGCGTCTACTTCGTTGTTGCTGTCCCAATGCCCGGAACTCTTCATGATCTTTACGATTTCTGGGTCAATACGCAGCATGCCGTCGCCTTCGCAAAACGGGCACTTGCGTTCGATTGCGTCCAGATAGCCCGAACCACCACACCAAGCGCAACGTTGCTCAGTGTCTAGCAGCATTCCATTCTTAATGATCTTCAGCATTTTCAGTCCTCCTACCATAATATTTTTAGGTACTGATCATCGCCCATATCATCGAAGCCGAGCAGCCGATAGCCATATGGGGTGAGCCAGTAGCAGTTGTTTTTGCTATCGTAACAATCGCTTGGCAGTGTCTTAAAAGGATTCTCGCCATCAGTTGTAAAATAGTTGCGTCCAGTTGGTGTGTTGTGATAATCCAAACCAACTGCATGTTGAGCGCACTTATAATCGTCTACATCAATGCGGTCATAAATCTGTTCAGCTTTGGCACAACTATTTGCGTAATAACGATGTGCCTTACCGCAAGCCATGCAAAGCATTGTGTAAACTTCAGATTCCTGGTAAACCAATCTCATTGTTGGCAGCCCACAATCAAGGCAGCATTTAAAACCTTTCTGCCATCCCGGAATTCTATTCCACTTATCTCCTAAGCAACGCTTAATACTAAATGGCGCGTTGGCCGGTTTCTTATGTTGTAAAATTCGTTCAGTCATCGTTTTTGTCTCCTACCATTCAATTTGAACTCGATTGCAGTCTTTTAAATCATGCTTGCTCGTACATCTACCATGCCGTTAAACGTCAAGCGGTGTTCTGGGTTGCGTGTAATCAAGCGACTTAATAGCTTTTCGTTATACATTTCTTGTAGTTCGCTTGTTTTGTTGTTCGTGGTAACAATCGTCGTGAACTTGCCAAATCTTGTGTCTGCAACGCTGAACAGCCCTTTTTGCATGTCAACACGAACTTGACTTTTGGTGTCAGTTCGCATACCGCCTTCTGTCCCAAAATCATCAAGTACCAGAACATCAACCGGATCGACTTTCAATTGGCGGTTTCCCTGCATTAGATCGATTAGTTCATACAAGCGATTCTGCAACACCTTATCGTCGAACCGCCGACTGTATAGCTCAGCCAATGCGTCAGTCGATACAAACAGCGCTGTCTTTCCGCTTTCGTTGCGAATCTTGTCAACCATCGCTAGTGCTAGACTTGTTTTGCCCGTGCCAGGATTGCCCGCAAGATATACGTTCATGCTCTGACCGCCTGCAATCATCTTTGCCAACGTCCAAGCACGATTGCCGATTTCAGCAGCCTGTTTCTTGTCCGCCTGCTTGTCTGTTTTCCAATCAGCGAACGTGAACTTAACCGGCTGATTGCCAGTCCATAGCGACTTTCGATAAACCCGATTAAAGTTGTGCCGTGCATTCTCTTTACGCCACTCGTCATGCAACGGTTTAGCTTTCTTTTTAAGATAGTCAACCGCTGCTTGCTTGTCTGTCAGATCAACGTCGGGAAGTTCCCAACCTTCTTTTGCAAAGATTTTCTTCAAACTCTTAACGCCTTCTTTGGCGCTGTCCTTTACGCTTAGCATGTTTCACCTCCTACCAGTATTCGTTGTCCATCTGATACCGTGTCAATCCGTTAGGGTCTGGCTGACCAGTCATTGGGTTAATCTTTTCGGTGTAGTAAGGATCGTTCTTGTCTGGTTGACCCTTTACTTTCTCGTTTAGATAGTCTTCAAACTTAGTTCCAAACAGCGTTAACGGCCGTAGATATTTGTTCATCTTGTTGTCGTTCAGCCAAGTAGCAGTTTTCTTGTCGATAACTGTTTTAAAGTCATCAACGGTGAATCCTTCTTTAAGCCTTGCTTGAACTAGCTGCTTGGTCTTTGGTGTAGTTGCTTTGTAGTGGCTATCTGTTTTTTCATTTAGATAGTCAATGATTGTTTTAGTCTTGTCAGCTACACCGTCAGGCTCTGCCTGACTATATATATCTTTTACTGTTCTATTCTTTGTTCTATTCTCTTGTTCTTTTACATAGCAATCTGCTGCTATACCCTCTAGCAAATTATTGCTATACCCCTCTAGCATTTCATTGCTATACCCTCTAGCATTTTTTTGCCATAGGGGGTTGAGAGTTATTTCACGGCCTTTGATTGCTTTTGAGTTAGGTTGATAAACATTCTTTACGTTGATCAGCCCTAACTCTTGCAGTTGCTTTACGCAATCAGTGATCGTTCTTGGCTTGCAATGCAAACGCTCTGCCAGCGCCTTGTTGCTCATATAAAACTTCCCCGTTACGTTAAGCATTGAATAAATCTCACCGAATAATAGGATTGATTTATCTTTAATGTTTGGCATATGAGCGACATCAGCCGGAATGTTTAAGAATAGTCGGCTTCCTTCGTATTTATCCATTGCCATAAGCTCCCTTCATGCTGATTGTTTGTTAAAATCTTGATATCAACTTTAAAGGTGGTGATTTTATGAATTTAAAAAATGTTTACCGTTTAGCTAGTGTTGAATCAATTGATCTCGCTAATAAGCTGCTTGAACATGGTTGGAAATTGTTAAAAGTAACAACAACGAGTTATGCAGACGATAGATATATAGAACGTGGAATCTATCAGCATTCAACTAACTGTTTTATTCTTGGTGCTACTAAACAAATTTCAGACCAATATTCACAAATTGACGCGAAACACGAACTAGACAATGATCGGTGGGATTATTAAGGTTTCGCATGATAGTAAAGGCTGTTATCTGCATGGATAATGGCCTTTTGAATTTCTACATAGTCAAGGCCACTTTCACGACATAAATTAGCGATGTCTGTTGCTAACTTTTTTGCTTCATCGCTAATGTCAATGCCCAATGGCGATAGCAATAACGTTCTTCTCAATCCTTGTGAATAAGCGTCCATTTCTTCTTTGAAGTCCATTTTTTAATTTCCTCCTCTGTAATTTCCTTTCATGCCGATTCGTTTCAGTGTTTCGGCGTTAACCTTCACACCTAAGTTAGTTAAGCGATACTTCTTGCAAAACGTTTGATAACCAATTTGATGGAATTCCGTATGATGAACCCTGCATAAGGCTGATAATCTTGCTTGCGTATGGTCTAGCTTGTTACGGTTACGACCCATGCCGACCTCATCAATATGGTTGATGTCAGCAGCACGACCGCAGATTAAGCAGCACCTATGCTGAATACACTTATATTGGAAATATGCTTCATCTCTTGGCAACAATGGATAGCCATCGTTGATTGGAACTTGATAATCGAAAATGAAATCAATCACCAGGTTTATCAGTTCCGTTGCATCTGATACCGTGCTAACGGTATCGTTTGCCAAGCTAATCTCTTTGCCGGCAGTCTTTATCGTGTATTGAAGATAAAAGTATTCCTTCAACCACTCGGCCGGCTCGCCTGACCATCTATGAATGTCGCTTAACAGTGCGAAAAATAATCGACGTTGTTTTGGTCTCGCTTTGCGTTTATCTGGGATTTCGTATTGCACCGGTACGCCGTTTGTTTTGCCGTACATAGTTTCGATATGCGACAAGTTAGGCGTTTCGTCTGGTGCAATCCACCACCCGCCCTGCTCCCAGTACGCTTTACCAGATTTCATCAGAACGGAATGTTAGGGTCGCTTTCAAACGGCATACCAGCGTTAAAGTTTCCAAAATCGCCGTTATTTTGTTGATTTTGGGGTGCTTCATAAGGGTTTTGCTGGTTGAAATTGGATTGACCTTGATTTTGCTGTTGGTTACGGCTCGATAACAAGCTGATATTGTCAGCTACTACCTCTGTTACATAAACCCGCTGACCTTGATTGTTTTCGTAGTTACGAGTTTGAATACGGCCTTCAACGCCAATCAATGAACCTTTACCGGCGTACTTGCATAGAATTTCCGCCGTCTTGCCCCAAGCTTGAATCTGAATAAAGTCGGCTTGACGCTCGCCGTTTTGGTCCTTGAATCGACGGTCAACGGCTAGAGTAAAGTTAACGAACGCCTTACCGCTGTTAGTGTTGCGTTGCTCTAAGTCTTTCGTAATACGCCCCGTAAGTGATACATTATTAATCATTTTGTTTTACCTCGCTTAAACATGCTTTAGCTGCATTAATCGCATCTTGCCAACTATGTTGACCGTTGCTTAATTTACTTAGTATTCGTTCTTCAGCTTGTTTTCCATCACCGTTAAGGTGATTAGTCAATTCCCATAACAAACGCTTGTATTCGGCTTGTAGGGCGCTCATTTTGCGTTGCTGATTAACTTGTTCCTTGCGCTGTTCCGCTTGTTGCTTGTCAGCCTCGTTAATATCAGCCATTGGTAGGTCTTCACCGGCATAAATGCTTAAACCAAGACCTGCAAGGGCAAGGGCCTTAACAAGGCAGCGCTTTTGCGTTTTATTGATTTCTTTCATCGTCGGATTGATAACAGCGTTGTTGTTGTTATCCATGACATAAAGGCTTTCCGTATACGGTTCGCCTTTGATTGTGATCGTGCACTCGACCATTGTTCCAGTCATCGTTGTTAGATATGGAACTTCTCGATCAGTCAGTTCAGCATGCTTAACTACTGTTCGATATTTGGTGTACTCTTGATTGCCATACTTAACCTTGTACGGCTCTTGAACCGTTGATAGCAGCATTTCTTGATACTTGCTGAATTTCGGCGTTGGTGTATCTGGATAAATCGACTTAACAAAATTCCATGCCCAAGACCAACTGACATAACTAAGCGCAGGACCTTTCTTCATCTTGATAACTTCAACGTGCTTTGAAACATCAACCGCAGACAACGTTTCAAACACTGATTTCTTCTTTTCGTCTGCCATTTACTTAATGACCCCCTTGTAGTTCGTAGCTAGATAAGCGCCTGGCACTTCTTTACCTTCTTTGATTGCCTTCTTGATTTCAGCCTTAATCGGCTTGCGGTCAACCTTGACCGTTTCCTTCCAATAGTCAGCCGGGATTAGGCTTTCATCGTTAAATTCGACTGTTTGCGACTTACGCTTGCTATAAACGTGCTTATCAGTGCGGACCTTTGCCGAACCAGAATTAGCAACGATATAACCGATATACTCTTGCAAACGATCAACACGGGCTTTTGCCTTGTCCCGTTCTTTCTTGATTTCGGCCATCTTTTCTAACTCATGGTTATAGATGGCTAAATCCTTTTCGGTGTCATTAATCAGCCAAGCGATAGCGTCTAGTTTGTCGGCTAGTTCAAGCTGCAAGGCGTCGATAGTATCCGTGTAGGACTGCTTATCGATTTCGCCGTCGGCCCGTTTTTGGTCAACGGTTGCGATAGCAGCAATGATTTCAGCGGTGTTCATGTTTCAATTCCTTTCTAATCGTGCTTTGGTTCATCTTCCGGTTCGACTTCCAGATAGTTGTCAATTAGTGCGTCTTGGTATCCTTCTTCATAGCCTGACTGCCAAGCTTTGACTAAATCGGCTTTCGTATACGTTTCTTTCATGTTAGAATTTCCTTGTTAGTTAATTTTTCATTGGCATTACCGGCGATCGGTAGTGCCTTTTTTAGTTGTCGATACAGTGATCTGCCATGCAAACATGGCAATCCAAATAATCGCAATCCAGTTTGCTTTGATAAAGTGATTGGTCATGTAAAAGTACATGAATCCGCCACTTAACAATGACCAGACCGCAGCTTTAATTGTTCCCATGTTTTGCACCTCGTTTCAGTCCTGCTTGACGTTCAAGCCTATCAACCTTGTTTGTTAGGTCTACTAGTCCAATGAATAGAACCATTACAAGCAGCCCTAACAAAACAACTGCTACTGTCATTTGTTCACCCCCAGTTAAACTCGCGATAGTGTTCGTTGACCCAAAGGCTGGCATCGTAGGCGTAGATAATTGTGCTACGTCCAGTGCCTGGAAATGGGTCAACGACGAACCCGCCGTTCTTGATATCCGTTTCTGGATAGCGATCAAAGATTTCTCGCTTGACCCATGCTCGGCTTTTACCGCCTAAGCAATTGTGGCGGAACTCTTCAACGTTCCAGGTTTTACCCTTCAACGTTTCTTCGGGGACTAAGCCCAGTTTCTTCATCGATTTCTCGACAGAATCATCAAGAATCCAATCATCAATTTCGATTTCCATTTGATCACCTCCTATAAACGCAAGATTGATATAATTAGTTCATCTCCTAATGAAAGAAGGTGAACCTATGAACCAAAAAGATATTGACGCTATAATCGATAAAAACATTCAAGAATCAAGTGAATATTGGAACAAAGAAAATTTTGAAAAGCGAATTGCTCCATATTTGACAAATGGTTCTATCGATATTCACAGCGCAATGGATTTCATGCAGAAACAATCAGCTGACTACTGCCAACGTTTTGTTCGCAATGTCTTGTCCGATTTGCTAGTTGATTCCGATAAGTGATCAATCAACTTAGTTGCATCTAATTTGATGTCGCTGTTTTCAAGACTGATTAACTGCTGCAACAGTTGATTAGTCTTTTTTTGTTCCGCAATAATCGCTTTTAGCCCGTCTGCTAATTTCATCTTTAGCCTCCTATTGCATGATTAGGTCGTCCATACCAAGCAAATCGCACATCGCATAGAGCACTTCAAGATTAAAGTCTTGCAGGTCCTCAATCCGTGCTTCGCGTTCCTTACCATTGCCATCACGAATGGTTGTCCATTCCGAAGTGTTGTATTCAATCAGCGTTTTGAGTGCTTCACGCAAGTTATCTGGTTCGTACATTGCTTTTATGCTCCTTTGAATAAATTGCCTTGTGCGTTAGTTGCTTGAATCTCTGATTGCAATTCATATGGTGGGAACCAGTTGCCAACGAACTTAACTACTTCATCAAATCGTTTCAGCGGAACATCGTTGTAACGGTCCTGCATGAATACATTCTTATAAGCAGCGAACATCGCTCGATATGTCCGACTTCGCAATTGCTTATCTTGATAAGCATTGGAATCTTTACCGCCTAGAACTTGAATGATTTTCTTGTTTCGGCGTTGTGTGAACTCATGAGCCATGTTTCCAGGCAACCCCATTCGCTGCTCGATGTTTTCAAGTCGTTCGTTAAGCTCACTTGTTCCTTGCGCAAGCAATCTGATTTGTTGTTGAGTATTCAACGGTTTGATTTGATAAAAACCGTGCTTGCGAATATTTGGCAAAACTTCTTCGGTAACCCAATCCTGGAATTTCTCAGCAGCTTGGTTGTTAGCTTTGATCGCTAACTTATAGAATTGCGATTCGCTGATGAAATCACCTTTCGACACTTCTGTCGAAAGATATTTATTAACCCGCTTCCAAATTACGTACTTTTTACCATTCTTAACCTCAAACAACCCGAACCCGATTGCAGCTTTTTCAGCATCAAATTCAATTGAACCGTTATCGTTCATCTTTACCGGCAATTCGATATCGCCATACGAGAACATCTTTACGTTCGCAGCATTTTCAATGATTGATTCAGTATTGAAAGTTTCCATAAAAACACTCGCTTTCTAGCTATTTTAGCTAACTTTGTTTTAAAAAAATATCCAACGAAACACCTAACGCAATGCTTGCCCGCACTGCAATATCGGTTGACATCTTCCGACTGCCATTAACAATTTGACTTAAATAAGCCGGTGTAATGCCAATTTGTTCAGCTACATAGCCTTGTTTCAAACCGCGTTTTTTGATTTCTTGGTTCAAAATATCACCGGCGTTGTGCCGAATGATTTCTGGCATTCGATCACCTCCTCGCTGTTTTGTTTAACTTAACGATATTAATAATAACTAAACAAAATAGCTAAGTCAATACCAAAGTTAAATTATTTATATATTTTTTTCAAAAATGTATTTAAATCGTGTATTATAAAAATAAAATAGGTGGTGATTACAATGTCAAAATTCAGTGAACGTTTAACTAACCTTCGTGAAGGCAAAGGCTGGTCTAAAACTTATGTAGCTAAAACTATTGGTCTATCTAGCATGCAGACTTACGCCAATTGGGAATACGGACGCACTGAACCGGATTTTGAGAATGTTTCACGTTTAGCGGATTTGTTTAATGTAACGACCGATTATTTGCTGGGCCATAAACAACCCAAAAATAAAATCACAATTCAGCAAGCAATGGATACTATCATGTCAGCGGACGGCAAAGAACCAACTGAACATGATAGGAAACTAATGGAAAGTATTATTAAGGCGTACTTAGACAATCGGGACTAGATATGGACGTTCGCAACATTGTCAAACAACTAAATATCAGCGTGCACTATATAGATATGGAAAAGCCTGGCTATGCAACGATCAGCGCAGACAAGCAGTTAAAGTTTGTGTTCATCTCTAACCGCTACCCAGCGCGAGTGCAGAAAGTAACGCTTATCCACGAGTTAGAACATATCGCCAAGCAGTCAGGCCAAACAGCGCTTTACAACGCTACTATTTCGGCTCGATTAAAAATGGAAAGTGAAATAAACCGTTGCGTTGTCCATGAGTTAGTAGACGACTATATCAAACATACCGGGATTGAACCAGAAAATATCAACTATATAGATTTCATGCAGCTTAACGATATATCATCGGACTATGAATCGTTTGTTAAAGAAACGATTAAAAATTACAAATAATTGGGGTTGGATAATATGGAAAAAGTAGGCTTTCTTTTAGTATCAATTGTTTTAGCAGCTCTCATCGTTTGGAAACTTGTTTTGCCAGACTATCATAAAAAGAAATACGTTCGAATGGTTCTGTGGTCAATTTTAGCGCTTGGTTTTGTATCAGCTGGCATTCAAGGACCGACACCAGCAGATAAGAAAGCAGCAAGTTCTTCAAGCACTCAATCAAGTTCAAAAACTAAATCGAGTAGTGCGAAAGAAAGTTCAAAAACTAAATCAAGCAGTAAGGAAGAAAGTTCAACTAAAACATCAAGCGCTAGTTCTTCAAGCGCTCAATCAAGTTCAAAAGCTAAATCAAGCAGCAAGAAAGAAAGTTCAGCTAAAACATCAAGCAGCAAAAAAGAAAGCTCAACCAAAACATCTAGCAGCAAGAAAAAATCAGATTCGATTAATGATAAGTTAATGAAATCATTAACTGAAGATCAAGGGTGGGCTAATGGCACGCTTGATAAAGACGGCAATCCTGTTCAAAATGGCGAAAAATTCCCACAATTCAATTGGGCTACGCACGTTCAAAAAATCTTATGGAAAGATAATGGCATTGAAGTATACATCTATGACGCTGACAATCTCACCGAATCGCAGCTTACAACCATCGCACAATCAGCGCAAAGCGCAGCAACTGCAACCTTACTTACAGAAGGAAAAATCAGTGATAGCGAATCAACCCAAGGGGTTCACACTACTGTTTACAGCGGTAATGAAGTTATCGGGCATTCAAAAGTATTTTCACCAAAAGAGTTTAAGTGGACTAAATAACAAAAATACCCTAGCCGTAACAGCTAGGGTTTAAAAATAAGCTTAATTTGGAGGATTATATATGAAAAACGAAGCAAAGCGTAAAAAAATTGCAACCTTCAACAATGTTTATTACAGCGATAATAAAAACTGGAAATTACAACGATTGCCTGATTGGATAGATTTTTACGGTACTACTTTACAACAAGAATTAAATAATGGCCTTCCTAAATACTATCGTAAATTTAAGCAAGGAACTATTGTGATGGTTAACTATGGTGTAACTGTTGGCTCTGAAATGGCTGGAATGCATTTTGCTATTGTTCTATCCAAAAATGACACTAAATATAAGCGTGATATTATCGTAGTTCCTTTATCATCAAAATTTCATAAGGGTTACACTAAACTTGGATACGAATTACTACAGGGCGTGCAAAAACTGTTTACTATTAGGAATGAAGAATGCAATAATAAAATCAATAGTCTTCAGAAAAGACTCGAAGCCTTCGCCAAAACAAACACGTTCCCTAAAATCAAACTTACTGATGAAGAATTTAATTTTTTAAGCAATAATCAGCTCCAACCGCCTAAAATGCCAGACATAAATACTTTTTCAGATATAGTTAGTGCAGAAAATCATGAAATTAGCTATATAAACAAAATTAAAAGCACCGATTCTTGGGAACAACACAAAAATATTTTTGCGTATGTATCCTACATGGATACCACGCTTTCTTTTCATCAACAAGTTATAAATGAACTCAACCAACTTCGAAGCGAAGTTAATGAAACAGAAAAACTTCTAAAAAAGATCGAGAAGTACAACAAAGAATCATATGCAAACACAAATGCTATTAGATCTATTAGCAAGCTAAGAGTTGCTAAGTTCTCTAAATATTCCATAACTGGGAATGTAATGATTTCAGATGACAAACTATTAAAAATCAAAGAAAAAATATTTAAAACTATTGACTAAAGAAGATAATTGCTTAATAATATAGCCATTAGCAGGAGCGACTGCTGACCGAATGGTCTTTATATTATTGTTCCGATTAAGGAACGAAGAAAGAGTTGTTTGCTTTTTAAATCAACTTTCTCTTCTTTATTTACGTGGGCCTATGAGCCCTTGACGTCATTAGTTGTACAGCTAATGACGTTTTTTATTATACAAAATAACCCTAGCCGTAATGACTAGGGTTTAAAAATAGACTTAAATCGAACATATGTACGAAAGGATTAGACTATGGCTTCTTTTACGAAACGAAACGGAAAATGGCAAGCCAGAATCAGCTGGCATGATGAAAATGGAAAACTTCACCAGAAAGCAAAGTCTGGTTTTGCCACCAAAGCGCAAGCACGGGACTATGCGACTAAGCTAGAAAATGAACTGTTAAACGGGATTGATATATCAATTAACCCCGCCTTTGCAGATTATTTTAAAACGTGGTACGAAACCTATCGACTGCCAAAAATATCAAAGGCAACGGCAAGCGGGTACGTTTTTGCCTATCGTGTCTTAGTTGATCATTTTGGCACTATGCGAATCAAACAGATTAAGCGCAGCACGTATCAAGCATTTTTAAATGATTACGGCAAAAATCATTCGCTTGGTACAATGAGAGATTTAACATCAAAGATAAAATCATGCGTTAAGTCAGCAATTGCAGATGGCATTATATCGAAAGACTTTACTTACAACGCAAATATCGTCCATGACAAGGCTTTAACCCGTAATCCGGAATATCTATCAATTAACGAGTTAAAACGGCTGATACAGGCTTTAAACGCTGATTTACAACCGGATAATATCAAGCCTTACATCATCTTAACGGCAATTTATACCGGTGCCAGATTTTCGGAAATCCTAGCGCTGACATGGAAGGATATTGACTACCTGCACCGCATGATCAGCATTAATAAATCAATCGACTACCATTATATGACTGGATTTAAGCCTACTAAGAACGAGAGTTCAAAACGAACGATACGGGTTAATGATGAATTGTTACGCATACTATCACAATTGAAAGTCAACAAGACCCCGTTAGTTTTCTTCAAGACCCCGCAATCTTTCAGCTTCAACATTTCACCAGACGTGAACGACTACTTAAAAAAGACAATGAAAAAAGCCGGAATCATCAAACGCAACTACACGTTCCATTCACTCCGACATTCTCATGTGGCTTATTTGCTTAGTCAAGGAATCGATATTTACGCAATCAGCAAACGACTAGGGCACTCCAACATGACAACGACCAGCAACATCTATGCTTATCTAATAGACGAGTACAAGCATAAACTGGACGATGAAATCGAACGGAAATTAGCCCAATTATAGCTGTCATTGCACCAATATTGCACCAAGAATGAAAGAATGCTGTTATATCAACGTTTCTAGGTGCTATTACAC